CGATTCTCGGCCTGCATTGTCCAGTATCTCGAATTCCCATTTCATTGCCAATCTATCTCTCAGCTCATCTACCTTCGGAAACTTTACAGAAGTGTATCCCCACGCAACGTCCTTGTATTCACCCTCTAGCATCACCACAGCGGGGTGGTTATACCCATCCTTTGTAATAAAGGCGTATTGGTCCTCATTGATTTTTTTCATACTTGCCATCCTTCTCCGAACTCTGTCTTGTCAAATGTGGGTGTGTCGAAATCATCCACCTCTTCTGTCTGATTAGAATCTGATAGGCCCTTCTGCTCACTCTCATCTAAATCCATGAGGCGCATTCTTGCACGGTCAATCCCTATGACAAATCGTTTGTTAACATTAACATCATTATATCTATTCTTCAACTGTTTTACGGCGATTTGGTTTACCGCATCAAGCTCCTCGTTAGAGATGAGCGCAAACATGAGGTCAGCCGTAGCAGGTAGACCGAAACTCTCGCTGGTATCCTCAAGGCCCACATCGGAATTACTGAACCCTGATCGAGTCGTTTGTGTTGCACTCATAATCGGTACGTTAGTCTCAACCGCAAGGCCTCTAAGCTCTTCAGCAATCGATTTGATGTACATATAAGAGTTGACATTAGCAGCACCCTTGAATCGTGATGATGCACAGATATTTAGATAATCTATAAAGATGATATCTGGCTTGAAGCTCTTCTTGATTGCAAGCTCTTTGATCAACCCACGAAAATGTGCGGAATGTGCTGATGCAGTAGGGTATTCCTTGATGACCAGCTGACCATTAGTCTCCTTGATGATCTTATTGATCTTGCTGTCATACATTTTCTTGGGTAGACTGTGCAAGTCTTCCATAGTCACGTTCATAAGGTTTGCATCTATCCGCTCTGCAATACGTTCTTCCGCCATCTCTAGTGTGATGTACAGCACGTTCTTACCTTGGTTCATACAGTTTGCTGCCATATGACACATGAACAGCGATTTCCCCACACCTGTGTTATGGGATTCCACACCATTAGTGTAATATCGGTGATTGTCATGATCCACTGTGATATCCACAATAGGCACCTTTTCATATGTGCGTGATATATCAAAATGTTCAACGCCAGTGTTAGTCACCAACGAAGCTCCATCTTTTAACTTATACAGATCATTTGCTGATTTCCACTCACCACCAGCAGTTTTAAACAAGTGGTTTTCATTGCATCGTACCACCTTGCCGCTATCAGAAGCAAAGACGTATTCTTCCCATAAACCCTTATCTACAAAGTTAGAAACACCCACCCAACCATCAGGGGAGTCAACTTCAACTTCATATCCCTGATGCAGCAGAGATTTAACTTCACTTATTTTGACTTCTTTTTCGGTAAACATATTATATCCTTATAAATAGAAGTGTAGTTCACGATGTTTCCGCATCCAACTACCCTAACGCTTTAAGGAGCATCAGCAATGTTTTCATATATTTATTATAACCTATGTGAGTCTAAATGTCAAGACAAGTCTTTGCATATTAAAGGCTCTAACATTCATAGACATCACATTATTCCAACTCATTCAGGCGGCACAAACATAGAAGATAACTACACATATCTTACTGTGAGAGAGCATATCCTTGCCCATTATCTTCTTTGGAAGATGCACGGCAATCCCAATGATTTAAGAGCAATGAAAATGCTTGGCGCAAAACTAACATATATTCACCGAAAGATAATCGGCGAATATTGTAGAGATAATAAAATAGGTTTTTTTGCGGCATCAAAAGAACAACGTAATATATGGGGGCAGCGTGGCCTTGAAACTCAAAAACTGAATAATGATACAAACTCCTTCTATTATTGGTCCACCCCAGAAGGGCGAGCTAAACGGGGATCAATGGGCGGTAAACAAACTAAACTAAATGGTACAGGCAGAAACTTTAGTAATATGGACCCCACTCTCCAAAGAAAAATCTGTTCGGCTGGTGGTAAGGCTCATGTTGGTAAAATTGCAATAACCAACGGAACCCGGCGCAGAAGAGTTAAACCAGAAGATTTGGATGATTGGTTTGCTCAGGGTTATATTAGGGGTTTTACTCTTTTCTCTTCCGATACCTAATCTTTACCATAGTGTCTGGATGAACGCAACCCGCAAGAGCGATGTTCAGCGTCTTAGGTGGTAATCCACCTTTGGTGATACGATTAAAGAAGTCAAGATCAAACGGAATCTTCTCTTCTACTGTGTGGTAGTACTCATATCGGGCATCTGCATCCAGTAGATAATCATGGCCAACACTATTATCAAAACCGACGGCCAAGGCGTCTGTGAGTATTGATGGAATTGCATCAGGGCCTCGTTCTTTATCTTTTCCTTCAATAATAGAAATTCCTTCAACAATCGCATTGTATACCGCCTTATCCTTACAAAACTTCTCTGTAGTTTCAACCAACCAATCAAAGTTCACATCCTTGTCATTCTCTAATTCTTTAACCACATCCAATACACGTTTGATGTCGCTCTCGTTCAAGTCCCGTCTTGTGTCAATCTCTATCTCAAGCGTTGACTTGGTAGGTAGATCATTATATTTCTCTACAAACTTCTGTATTTCCTCAAATACAATACGCTCAGTGCGATCACCAAAATACTCCCCTCGTATAAAGGGAAGTACCTTTCGTGCATACTGTTCATTACCTACCAGCTCTGATAGAGTCGTCCGTTCAATTGTTTGCATTTTAAGCAACCAAATGAACAGTATTTAATGCACTAGATATTGAACTCCCATCATGAATGTAAGTGTCTGCGTCAACTAATTGGAAATTGTCATACAACTCATCTTGACCACAACGATGCAAATTGGGGCAAATACCCACAATCTGATATGGCTTAACAGATGGTAATGTCTTGTTCAATGTACCACCAAGATTAGAATCAATCAAACTATATGACTTGGTATACATATCATCCAAATCTTGCTTGAAGTTTTCAATGTAATCGCTACATTTGTCGGCAGTAAGCTTATCAGTATAGAGAACAATTTTAGTTGGACCCTTAATCTGCCATTTACCTTCTTTTGGTACAAAAAGCTCTGGAGTAAATTCGTTTGGAAGAATATGATCGCACCATATGAGTTTTGAATCAGTCTGCTTCTTTGCAGCTTTATAAAGAACCCAATCTGAGGAATAACCATTCACTTGCTTCAACCATTCTAACCACTGAGCTCTGTCTAAAATCCTAGTGAGATTATCCTTCCCAGAAGTAGCATCAATAATCTGATTAACAATTCTTTTGAATTGACCACCCTCATTAGAGAAACGTAAAGCAACCTCTGCTTCGTTCACCAACCAATTCATGATATCATCTTCATCACGTTTGAGCTCACCAGAATCAATTGATGCGATGCCAGCAGCAACAAAATCGTCAGTTGAGCTTCGGGTCAATGGCGAATGAGCATGTTGTTCTCGTAGTCCCTCTGTAACCTTGTCTTTGGTAGGAGTGTCAGTTTCTTCAAAGTAATATACTGCTACAGGAATCCATTGCTGTTTCTTTTTGATTGCAGCAATGATTCTTGTGCGGCCACCACGGATGTCACCATCAGTACCTATTACTGGTGGTAAGAAATTAGTCTTAAAACCATTCAATTCAAAATCATACGCCATCTCATCAGATGAAATCTTTTTATTTTGTTCAGCCCGTATACCTAAGTTACGGAGACGTGGATCATCAATCTCCCAATCACCAATAAACAACCACTTCCATTGTTTCCATGTACCCTTTAAAAAAAGTGTATCACGGAGTGAGCCGATTGGAAAATTGGTATCATAATTTAGTAGGTTGACAGTTCTACCCATAAATTCCTTGTAAATATTATCCGACATTTTATCTCCTATGTTTAATTCAAATTATATACTATTATAGTATAATTATCGCCCTTTGTCAAGTTCCCTTGCAAATTAAAATTTCATGTGACTCTTTCTTACTATGAATCACATTTCTTTCTTTCTTATTTTTACCAACTCTTTTCTCTCCCGCCTGATATGAATAATGCCACTTTGGATAGGACAAATCAAAATCCTTATAGTATTCACGAATGGTTTCACAATCGTTATATGATAAGATAAAATTTCCTTTATGATTATGCAGCAAGTCTCTTAACAATTTGTGGTCAAATCCTTTATGATGCACATCAATATTGCAATTGGGATACATCCCCTTTAACATTTTATTGTCTTTATCTTTATCAAGGAAATATGGTGGATCAAGATATAAAAAATCATTTATATGATTTGGTATCACCTCATCAAAACTACCCTTGCGAACTGTCAGATTAGGATTCTTATACTCTCTTATGCGTTTTACTGCTCTACCCCATTTATCCTGATTCTCATAAATTTTACTCATCCATCCCAAATACATAGGTCCATATGATAGATTATGATTGTAAAAATAATATGCAGCCGCAGTCAGGTCATCAAGTGATATACCATCTCTCTTGTAATGATCTGTTTTCCATTCAGATAGCATTTCTTGTGTGTAATCCCATTGTATAAGGATTTCTTTGATTTCCTTATACTTGTCCTTTGTGGGTGGTAATGACGCAAGCTTGTCTGCAAGACCGTCTGAATCTGTTAACAACACATTCCAAAAATTAGTGAGTGCATCAAATATGTCATAACCAATAACTTCTATACCAAGCTCTGATGACCAACGAGATTCCAAACTACCCCCGCCCATAAAAGGAGATATGATCCTTTCAGGCAGAGGTATTTTTGGTATTTGTTCTGTTATGATATTGTATGCTTTGGACTTTCCACCAGCATATCTAATCGGTGTTTTCATTTAGGTATAACCTCATAATTAAGATTTTCTTGTAAAAAAGAGTAAAATTGGGGGGCACGAACTCCATGATTCATTGACCCAACTTTCTTTACCGAACCACGGGTTTCTAGATAAAATATTTCACCATATCCTTCACAAGTTACTACAACCTTTCCACCTTTAGTTACATGGATTTTGTAGTTAGAATTGACGTAAAGATCAACCACCTCTCTCATATCATATATAAGTGCATCTTGATCTATCTCTTTCAATACAACTAATTTGTTAGCATCATAATCATCAGTCAACACCTTCTCTAAAACAAAACGAAAGTTATCTTTATTTTGTAGCCATTCAGCAACATCATCGGCAGCACTCAAAAACTTAGAAAACAACTTAGTGTCAATCATCTTATTGTTATCAAATTTAAATTTTCTGTGATTGTAAGCAGCCTTTTGATACTTGTACACAGGATTATCGGAACCATACGCATTTTTACTATTTCCGAATGAAAGAAGAAATAATTGAATATTGGTCTTCGCACCCTTTACAGAGTAACGACATTCATCCTTTATAACATCTGGTTTTTTTGTACCCTTAATAACATCCCCATCAATTCTATTTGCAAATACACGTTCTTTCTTATGACCTTGTTTCTTAACTTTGCGCGCAACTTTAGCGGTTGGAGCATGGCGTGAACCATCATAACCTTTAACAAAATCCATAACAACCTCTCTTGTTTTCTCACTATACCTAATAATACCATACGGAATAGGCTTTGTCAACCCCTATTCCACTTTTTTCATTTCTTTAACCATATTACTAAATATGTTAAGGAACTTTTCAATTTTAACAGTATCACTTTCCTTAGGCACAC